GGTTCAAAGTAATCATGTTTGCAATCAATTCAGGATAACCAGGTGTAGCAATAACATTGAAGCCTCTTTGGTCTTCTCTGATTGCTTGGTTTGTGTCGATCTCTGATTTAAGTTGCTCAACTATCACTTTTCTCTGTGCTTTTCTACCGAAAGAGCCAGATCCGTCTGCGTTGTTGCTTGATTTAGTAACCCATCTGTCAGGGAAGTAAGTTGATACACTCTCGTTACTTGTTCTGATGTTACCTAAACCTGCTGATCCGCTTCCTGGATATTTCGTAGTTGTAATGTAATTGTTTTTGTATTCTTTAACATTGTAACCTGAACGTCTAGTGTTCCACAGCAATATACCTTGTGGGAATAAAGCCGGATCTGGAGCATCTGGATCTAGGAAACCATCACTCAATAAGTCTTTGATTGAACTTGGTGATCCTGCACCGCCCGTTGACAATGAATCTGCCTTGTCGGCCGCTGTGTGATATCTAGCATCCGCAAAAACAACGCCGTCTTCTGTTGTTTGGTCTGCTTTGTCAACAAGTTCCCAGGCCGCACCTGATGTGGTCACTGCCACTTGGTTTGATGTGTTTGTAGAACTTATCGTTGCCGCTGTGTTGTACTTGTAAAGTTTTGGATAGTTCTCAAGGTCACTTGTGTCGATCCATAAGTCGTTTGTTACAAGTGCTGTACCATCTGACTGGGTAGTTGGTGCTGTTGCTGAAAACTGTGGACCATTTGGATCTGTTGTTGAGTATGCTGTGGCATATCCAACGAAAGTAGTTCCATTGTGTGCCATGATATCTGCTTCGTCAGTTGCAGTGTGATACCATAATGCGCCGTCTGCCGGCTCATTTGTTGGAGAACTTGTTGAAGCAGTGTAGCTCAATCTCTTCCAGTTGCTGGCCATGATACCTGTGTTAGCACTTGAGTCAAGGCTCTCACCTGTTGGTAGGTCATACAAGTTGTCGATCAATGTTGCACTGTTTGCCGTGTATGTTCCATAACTGTGTGCCGTTGTTGCACTGAAACCTGCATCTGATAATGGTGTTCCAGTTGTGTCAAACATTCTGAACTCACCGCCCAATGCGTGTGTCATAACGATCTCACCAGTAGTCAGTTTACTTGCAGAAACATTTGTTAATCCTGCACCGTTCACTGCCGCGATAAAGTCATCAGCACCTGTACCACCTAGTGTTACTGTTACTGCTGAGCTCAATGCTTCTTGGTTCTTAACTGATTCCTGTATTGAGAAAGTCTCTGAACTTGTGAAAGTCGGAGATGTGCTGTTACTTGTAATAGTTGTAGCACCACCCTCGTATCTGAAAAGTTGGAAGTCACCAACGTTCGGAGTGGCATCTGTGGCATCTCCCGCTGTCATTGACTCTTCCGTTACATTGTACTGTGCGTACACTGTGCCTGTGGACAATGCAGTTCCACCGTTCGCCGCGTCTAGGTTGTAGATCGCAGAGTGGTGATTAGCATACAGTGGACTAGCAACTTGAGAGAAACTAGCACTTGCTGTGCTGTAAAGTTTTGTAACTAACGCCGCACCCGAGTTTGCAGAAGTGGTCTTGAACCATACCGAACCGTTGGGTCTGTTCTCATCTGCTGTCTTCCAGGTAGGTCTGTTAGTGTGTTTGTCTTGTAGGAATTTAGGTCCATTGTTAACACCTGCTGTGATACCTAGGTCTGCCAATAGTGTTCCATTTCCTTCTTCGAATCTGATAGTGCCTGCACCACCTGTTGAGTCACCTAGTGCTTTACCGTTGTGGAAGATTTCTAGGTTACCTGTTGTAGCGTTTACACTTGCTGTTACGTTAGTAACATTTGATCCAATAACTGTCGCAACGCTCGTAAGTGTTGTACTATTTGTTGTTATGGTCACACCGTTCATGATCATTGTGTGTCCACTAGTCACTGTGGTTCCTGAAGCAACTGACACAACCGGTAGAGATGTTGACCATGCTTCTGATCCAACATGTACCCAAGTGTTACTTGCTGTCTTCTTGTAGATCTTGTTTGTAACGTGTGTCGTGTTGATTGCGTAATCACCAATTACACCGATTGAAGTTTTTGGTGCACCAGTAGAAACACCGCCAACTAGATCAGCAGTTGATGTGATCAATGTCGGAGTGATCGATGTGAATGATTGATTAGTCTGTGACCACTCAAACAAACCATAACTGCTTGATGCAAGGTCAAACCAGTATGTGCCGTCTGTTGGTGCCGCTGTCGGTGCCGAGGCACTTCCAACTAATTCTGCTGTGTCCACATTGGCCCTAAGAACAAAAGCTCTGTTGGCAATTCCTAAGAATGAGTATGCCGCTTGTAAGCCGTATTCGTTCAGTTCATTACCGTTAAGGCTGTTTCCTGAAGCGTCTGTGTAGAATTTTGGATCTCCAAAAGTCTCTGTTAATTCTCTCTGGGACGAGATCAAATATGCAGTGTTGGCGTTGGCAGTTTGTGTGCCTGTTGCTGTGCCGTCTCCCGCACCATTTTGCTTGTCCTGTGATGATGCTACTATGAATAGTGGTGTTGTACCCGCATCTGATGGTACATAGAAACTTTCGTTTATTACTGAAACTTCTACTCCTGGTGATGTTAATGCCATTTTTCGTATTCTCCTTGCAAGTTGTACGTATACTAGAGTTATTTATTCAATCATACGGTTTTGCTGACATAATTTACCGTTTTCTTGGTGCCTATATAGGTTACGTAAATACACACATGCAGTACAAAGACAGACCGTTGTGTACGGAGTGCAAGACCAAGCCCAGGGCCTATGCCTACCAGAGATATGGCAGAGTGTATTGGCGGAGTCGCTGTGACACCTGCATCAGGAAACGGGCTGGCAAACGGGTGGGCGGTGTGACTGCCTTGCAGAGATCAGGATATAAAAAGAAAAACAAGTGTGAACTTTGTGGGTTCAAAGCACAGGCCAAGGCACAACTAGATGTGCTGTTTGTGGACGGAAATCTTAGGAATACTGTGGTGACTAACTTAAAAACTGTTTGCGCCAATTGCCAAAGGTTGGGCAGTACCCGTAGACTTGGATGGCGGGTTGGTGATCTTGTTGCTGACGATTAGGCCATCTATTTTAGCGTATAGTTCTTCTTTTGTACCGTCGTTATCAATCACGAAATCAAACTCTTCTCTTGCCCATGCATATTCTGAACTGTGTATGCCTTGTGGTTCAATGTTGCCCTCAACGTAATTGACAAACCAGTCAGGATCAAATCCTCTTTTCACAAGTATGATCTTGCCACCGTGCCTTCTGATCTGTTTGACTTCATTGGGGAATCTTGTATCTGCTATCACGGTGTCTTGTCCCTTGTACCTACCAATGCAACTGTCCACCCATATTCCGTCGTACATGTGACCACGCATCACTTCCGTACCAAAGTACTGCAACACCCATCTCGGAGTTGTGGGTTTGCCAAACTTCTCACTCCAGTATTGGTCCGGTTGTTCTCTCCAGTGCCTGCTCGATTCAGTGTCTCCTTCAAGCATGTTCCTGTCCCAATTGAACATCGATGCCACGGCATCCTTTAGACTCTTTGCGAAACTGTCTTTTTGATATCCATGTTTTTCTACGAGTCTATCCGCGACTGTGCCTTTTCCAGAACCGATCAAACCTACTACACCTATCAACATAGGTTTATTATACTATTTTTTTAAACGTTTTTCAATCTCTTTGATTGCTTTTCTTACAGATCTTAATATGGATGATCTCAAGGTTTTCTTGCGTTCTTTCAACGCCTTTATGCTCATTAACTCAAGTTCCTCTACCAAACTTTCCAGTTCTTCCAGTGAGAGGTCAGAGTATTTTTTGAATTGTGAACTTTTCATTGCAAGGTATTTAAATGTAGTTTGGTGTCAATTAACCAATAACAAAACTGTGCGGTGTTCCGCCTTCTTGGAAGTTTCCTATGTCTGCTTCCAGTCTCTCTATCTCTGCCTGTCCCTCGTTCTTCAACGCATCGCCGTTAAGCGTTGTGCCACCCTGTGGACCTGCTATTGTGTTGAACTTGCCTCTCGCTTCGCCTAACATTATTTTAGACACAGCAAGTGTGTAATCTCTGATCCATGGTTTTGAGTAGATATCTTTAAACAGTGTGATGTCTGGTCTAAAGTTGTCAGTGTGCATAAGCACTGTCTCATCGTCAGCTCTAGGTCGTTGTGTTATCGTTAATTTTTTTGTCGCAACATCAAAATGGAACTGTATGAAACTTCCAAACATCTTTCCAATCATTTCTTGGTATGATGCGAAAGCATAGTAAGTTGCCAGTCCACCGGTTGCACCTGCTCTCAACAGGTAGGTGTTTGTGTATGCGAGGTTGAATGGTTCAAACAGTGTTCCGCCTTCTCCACCTTCAGTTCGTGATCCAACAGTTCTTCTGTTAAGATTCCTCACATTGATAATCTCGTCTGGCAAGATGTAACTGTTTTGATTTTTCTTTAATTCTAAGAAAGCATATGATTCTTCTACTGCATTTGAAGACCTTTGCCTGAATTTGTTTACAGCTCTTTCCAGTGCCGTTTGATAGTGTTTTGGGTCTAATTCCACATCAATCATCCCGTCGCCGAGATTGTTCTTAACGTAATCGAAAATTTCCTGTTGTCCTGTTTGTAGTTTT